ACCTATCAACATCAAACTGAATCTTACGCCACATTGATTTATTAATCATTGGAATAAGGAATGTGTTTTGGAAATTCATTAAAGTACGCTTCTGACGCTTAATTGACGCAGACTGTGCCATAGACATACCAGAAGAGGTAGCCCTATCAGCATTTCCTACATCAGCAGAGCCAGTACCCATCTGAATCATGTTTTGAAGTGAGGCAACCTGAGTAAACGTGCTTTGGTCTGTGGTTCCCATATCTAAAGGCATAATAGCCTCACGTGGATTACCATTAGTTAGTATAGTTTTACCAGGTCTAACCTCAAACTTAACACCACGGGGCAATCTAGTTGCATCTGCTGCCATCATGGGTGTAGTTGTTAATGCTAACGAGTCAATCCTTGCTCTCATTTCAGCATCTAATGCTTTTTGTGGGTTGTATCCTTTCTCACAGACACCTCTACCCCAGAATTTATTAGGAACAATGTCATGTTGATAACTAATGAATGGTCTATCAATCATCATAAAGGCATTTTCCTCTGCCCTTAGGATATATTCATCATTAACTAAGGTAACAACAGCTTCTACAAGCTCATCCTTCTTAGTGTATTCAAAATCATCCTTATCTGTCTTAGCTTTTAAGAACCTTTTAGGAACTAAGCCCCAGTATTCCGTAATCTTAACTGAATCTGACTCATCTGCCATTTTAGTTTCAGGGTCGAAGCCGAAACGGATAGTATCATAGTCTCCATCTAAAGGAACATCACGATAAATACCAGACTTAATACCTTCAATAATATGGTATCTAGGTTTGATAACCTCATGTGCAACACCCAGTGCTTCGTTAATAGAATTAGCAGAAGGGTCAATTAAAAACTCTTTAGGAGAGATAGGTTCTAGTTTAACATCAATAGAAGGTCTTTCAGTTAGTTGCCTAGTGGTAGTCATAGTACCTTCGACAGGTTGTTCTACAGGACTACGTTCAATATTCTGCTCAATTACAATCTTACCGATACCAGTACCATAAATAGCACCATTTAAGAATATCTCACATACAGCGTCTTTAACACCAGTCTTTTCTAGGTCTTCTTGTAGTAAGTTACGGACATATTCAGCATCAGTCTTATCTTGGTCTAACATATCGTCTTGAATGTCGAACCACTTGCCACGACCAAAGGTTGCTTCTTCTAATTCTGCAACTGATGACTCTACTGCCTGTTGTAGGGCAGGTGATATGATTCTTGATTTCTCGGATGTTCTAAGTCGGTCGGATTGTAACCAAATACCACGCCATAATCGGTAGTATTCATCCCATTGGGTAACATAGTTAACATCTCTATGTGTTCTCCACCCTTCTAACCTATAAGTAAGCCATGAAGCGAGAGCTTGATATTGATTTTCCTTACCTTCAAACATAAACTATTGATTTCTATAGGAATTTAGGCACAATATATCATAAAGTAAATAGAAATATCAACTAATTTCATTAATAACCTGAAATAACATCCTCAGGTTCCCATTCTTCTTCCAGTTGAATTGAGTGTGCGAAGTCTGCAATACTTACTTGGTCTATATAGGACAAGGCATCTAGCAAATCATCATGTGATAAACGTGAAGGGAAGTCAAGCATCTGTGAAATGAAGAATCTCCAGTCTTTATCCTCATTAAATGTGATTTGTTGGTGTTCCATTCGACCTTGAAGGGACCAAGTTATCCTTTCAGACTTCTTTTTACCCCCGTGGCGTAGCTCATCTATATGTATAAACCGATTAGTGGTCCGCATCTCATCTTCTAGGTAAGGAAGTATAGCGTTCTTAAGAGAACCAGTCTCAATACCCACAGTAGTAGACTCATTAACAGCCGCAGCCTTTAATATCTTACTAGCGGTCTCTTTAATAGACCACCTTCCGTGCATAATGTCTTTAACCCACCACTTATCTCTGTTTACCTTAACAATAGCAATAGCAGTCTCGTCTAACTTAGAAGACTTAAGTCCCCTTTCCTTCTCAGAAGCCTCAAAGCCAGCTGGGTCCACAGCTATTACATAGTTACCTTCATCAGGTTCAGTTCCCTGTAAGAACCATTCTTCTTTAAAGATACCACCAGAGAAGGTTTCAAACGATGCCTCGAACTCTTGTCTAAAAGCCATAGAAGACATCGTATTTCTTGCAGACTCTATCTCATCTTCAGGTATATAGGGGTTATCAGTAGAGTTAAATGAGAAAGCTTCCCAGTCTTCATCTTCCTTAGCATCTATATATAGGTCATAGAAGTGATTCTTACCAGCAGGTGTACCAATAAACATAGCACCACCTCTTACGTCAGCTAATGTAGGTCTAATAATCATCTCCCACACATCAGGTCTCATTGAGGCGTACTCATCCATAACGACATAAGCAAGACCAACACCACGAAGGGTATCAGGTCTATCAGAACCTTTAAGGTAGATTCTTCTACCATTTGTTAGTGTTATTCTAGCAGTATTCTCATACGTGTCTTGAATAAGGTCTCCCCCGAGTTCCTTAAGCATATTCCACATAATGTCTTTAGATTGTTGGAAGGTAGGACCGATATAGAAGACATCCTTAGAGTCAGACTCTAATGCCTTAAGAAGTAGAATCCAAGCAGCTAAACGACTCTTACCGAATCTTCTACCTGCGGCAATGACCTTAAATCTAGCCTTTGATTGGAATATCTCTAACTGAGCTGGATGTAACTCAACATTAAGAGTCCCCATCTAAGACCTCAGGAGAGGATTCATCCTCGACTATTGTAGCTATAACCTCATCATCACCTTTAGTCTTTAATCTCTTAGGTTTATTAACCTTAGCCATCTCTTCTATCTGTTCAGTCGTCCCGACATTAATAGTCAACCCACCTTCACTCTTAGTATGTTTAATCTCAATAGCTTTCTGAGCAGGGACAATCCTATCCATACACATCTTTAAACAATGAACATCACCTTTAAGAGCCTTAGCAATGACCACCTCAACAATCTCTTCACCTCTAGAGCTTAAGAGTTCTCTAGCGAGCTGAGTGTATTTATTAACAGAACCTTTAGGTCTTCCATTAGGGTTAGGGATTTGACCTTTCTTAAAAAGGTGAGGCATAGTCTTTCTTTTATCAACCATTTAGTTATCCTTATATAGGGCTAAAGTTTAAACATCAATCGAACCACCTAAGTATCTTAAGTAGCTCTTCTTAAGTTACTTAAGTAACTTAAGCCGTAGGCTGGCTCAGAGGTGAAGACCGCTAGGTCTTTAACTCGGAGTCATAGAACTTAAGTTCTACTCGGATTTAGGTGTCTCTGTCTTGGATTTCGGTGTAGTGGACTACTTAGAAGACCTTTGATAAACATAAAGGTTTATAAAGGATAATCTAATAGTTACTTCTCAGAAGGTAATGACGGTTCTCCCTAGAACCCGAGTTTACTTAAGTAGGAACTTAGGTTCGATTGTAGCTGATAAACAGACTAAAGTAAAGCCGAAACCTGCTTTTCTTACTAAATTAGTCCTTATTAATCCCACGAAGTTAGTTATCCACAAAGTTATCCACAATTACTTAATTAAATCTATTATTAATTGAATAACCCCAACCCCTCTCCAATCTAATTATGAACTCAGCTCTCATCTAATTATGAACTCAGCTCTCATCTAATTATGATAGTTTACATTAACTCGCTGAGTCGACCCAGGGTCCCCCTGTGCCGCCTCTGCTCGTGTTCATCTAAGTTCCTTCGTCACTAAGATTCACTGGGGTCTTTCTTTAGGTAACTTGATAATTCAGATACCGCTGTAGATACTGTAGTGATTGTAGTTATTTAATTATCATTGAGAGTGTAAAGTAATGATAGACAGTCAAACACCTTTAGTTATCAACTAACTAAACCACCTTTATATCGAGGACAAGAGTTATCCACAATTGTTCATAACTATCAGAACAACCCCAGCATAACTAAATTCTTAAGCCCCTTTTTAGGGGGCTAAAGACCGCTTACGCTATTTAGTTATCGCCGAGGTTGTTTCCGACAGTTACAAACAATTATGGATAACTCTTGTAGGTGTGGCACGTTCAAGAGTTAACTGATAGATACAAGGTGTTGATAGGTTGTGTTTGTTAAAGATTAAAGGATTGTTATTAAGATAAAACTTAAAGAACGAAGTTTTAATTAGTTAAACCTAAGTCCCTTTAAGTATTAAGGTTCTCAATGTATTACTAATTAACAAAAGATAAAAAGAATCTTTTGTACCCTTTATTAGGCACAGATTAAATAAATTGAAGTCAGTCGAGGGTGACACTTCAATTTATTTAATCAGTACCAAATAAAGGGTGTCGCTTTTTAAACTAATAGGAAAATAGACCAATGATACAAGAAAAAACAATGTTACTAAAAACGCTTACAATCGCAATACAGGACGATATACGCAGAGTTGATACTTTAACAAGTATTATTACAAAGCCCCGACGCTTAACGGAACTGGCAAACCTTAAGCAACAATTACAAAGCCAACTTTTAACACTTACGGAGAAGGGAATATCATGGTAAGAAAAACTTATGTAATTGATTATGCAGTTGATGTTGATAATATGATTAGTAACTATGTTGATAAATATGGTTACTCTAAGGAATCCTTCTTGGATTTGATAACAATGATTGTTGACCATGGGCATCATCAACCTGAGTTTATTTATAAGGTGATTGAACTTTATAACAAGACACACTTGGTAGATAACGACTTGTATCAATAATTGTAAGATGTCTTTGGTAGTTAGACTTGAAACAACTACTACTTTTAATAATAATATGGAGAAATAGAAATGAAAACCTTTGAAATAGAATTTACAAGAACCTTCAACGAACAACACACTGCCAACGCTACCGGCTCAATTCAGAGAGCGATGGAAAAACTAGCACCAACTAAAGACGACAGCGGACGCGCTACTTTTAGAGAACAAGCGTCCAACCTTGAGGAAGGATTGTCTAAGCACGGCATTTATAATCTGCACGAAGTTTATAAAGTTAAAGATTTATACATTCAGACACGAGCAAGAAAAGAGGGCGCCTACCCTAAGGCTTTGGTCCATTACAGTCGGGTTTTTAATAGCGTGGTTAATAAAGCCTTGAGAGTGAAAGCCATCAGCCTTTCAATCGCAGACGCTAAGGACTATGACAAAGAATTATCTGAATTAAATGATTTACATGGTGAGGAGTTCTACCCACAAGAACGCATCGGCGACCAGTGGTTGCCTTGCACACTGGAGAGCATTGCTTTTGTTGATGATGAACAGGCGAATACATGGACATCAACAGAGAGTGAACCTTACGCAGGAACGTCATTCCTTGAGATGATTTAATACCTTCCTTGAGATGATTTAATAACTAAGCCCCTTGATTGGGGCTTTTTATCGTCTATCGTAAATCGGCTCGCTCGCTACGCTCGCTCGTTATTAGGCAACCTTCGGTTACCTAAGATAAAACCTAAAGGTTTTAAGAAAAGCAAAAGCAATAAGGTCAAACTAAAGTTTGTCCTAAGATAAAACTAAAGAGCA